AGATTGCTCGTATACATTGGGCCAGTTGCCGCCATCGCTTGCTCGATGAACGTTGCCATTTCCGTCGGTACTGTAAAACCACCGGCGGTATCTGTCCCGGTAACTTGAGCACGTTTTAAAATGCTGCGAGTTTCCGCGTCGAGATTGCTTTCGCCTTGGTTTACATACTCAAAGAAAGCTTGTCGATAATCCATAGTTAAACCGGGATCGACTGCCTCTACTTGTCTCCCTTCCGGAGTTGGGATTTTTGAAGTATCTGGCTCAGCAAGTTTGGCCGCTAATGCGTCGGCCTTTTCTTCTCGAGCAATACGAGCTTCGAGCTTATCAGCGTCCGCCATCATTTTATCGAACTCTTGCTCGATTTCGACGGCTCTTTCTTCTGTGGTGTTATCGTCTATTTCAGACAATTTGGTACGGGCTTCCGTCGCTATATTAGCGAATTGCTCCCGAAGTGTTTTAAGATCAGACATAACGTCTCCTTATATTTTGTGGGCTTGCCCAAGGCCCGGGGAGGAAAAAAGTGGGCAAGATCGGGAGCTCCCGATCCTATCTCAAATCAGTTGTAAGGTATTGTTTTTATTAGTGAATAAGTGCCAGGTGCTAGGGTACTATTTCAATAATTTTGATTTCATTCTTAAACGTCTAGCGGATTGCGAAGTTGTTTTCTGCGCTCGATATTCTTGGAGACTTCTCAATCCTATGTCGGTCCCGGCATATGCCGGAGTAGTCACAATCGAAACATCGAATAAACTAGCCTCTTGAATTGTACGGAGGGGAAGCTCTTCGCCCTCGTTCCAACTTTGGCGAGTAGGCATGAAAGCAAAACTCATTTTGTCCAAATCTCCGCGCTTCATTTTCGGGACAATGCTGCGAACGTCCGGATCTGTAATGTCGAGGCTCGCTTTCATCTTTAACCCATGATCGTCCTCAGAAAGCTCGAGCGTTCCGGATCTAGTCCGGGCGAGTGGTAAACCATCATGGTTGATTAAGAATACAACGTCGTCTCTATTAAGAGCATCTGAGAAAGCGCCCGGAGCTATTTGCTCGCGCCACTGTCCGCCTATCGTTGTCTCTTGATTAAATACGGCCGCGTATCCTTCGACCGTTACAGTGCTATCGTCGAGACTGCGAACCTCGAGATTTGAAACTTGCCGAGCCTCGCGCTCGTATTTTTTCTTTTTCTTTTTATATCCGGCCTCGTCCAATTCGTCCTCGCTTTCTTCTATAAACTCCTCGGACTTTCCAAAAACTATTATAATCTGGTCCTCGGTTTCTGTAATTTGTTGAATGTGACGCTCTTCGTTTTCCTCGACTAAAGTCTTTTCCGGTTCAGCTTGCGTACTCATTTTTTCACCCTTACTTTCAAATACTTTTTTCGACCAAGTTCGACCGGGCGATCCTCCCCACAACTTCCATGAAATTGTAAAAGCGTTGGGTCCGCCGTCCGCTTCTTTCTCGCCATAATGCTCAGCGAAGTTTGATCCATGCCGGGCAAAATACGAAACCATCCGGCCGACTGTTTCCATCGAAAGATCTGCGCCGTTTGATATATCTCTCGCTCGAGCGACGCCGACTTCGGTTCCACCGCGACCCCATTCTTTTCGAAGCTCGAGACCTTGCCGAGCTTGATCCATCATCGCTTTAGTCGGTTTGGGCATCGTCCGCGCCTTGCATGGTCAACGGTATTGTCGCGCCTTGAATGAGTAGACGATCGCCGCCGTCCATTGGCTCGAGACCTTCGCTCTCCCGGATTTCATTCGGTGTTTTAATTCCGTTCTGAATTGCCTGAGCGTGAGCGTCCATCCGAGTTTTAAGATCTCCGCGAAGTAAGCTATCGACGTTAAATCGGACGCTAAAATTACTCGAGCGGCCAAAAAGCTTTAGGTTCATTTCTTGCTCGGCTTGCTCAATCCATCGCCGGAGAGTGTGCTTAACAAAATGCAAATCTTGTTGCTCGACGTTTGAATAAGTTCCCTTCGAGAGATCTTGTAAGAACACCGGGGGAAGCGAATAGATCCGGGCAATTTGCTCGATGCAAAATTGTTGCAAGTTCAAGAGCTGCATTTGCTCCGGAGAAAATCCGATCGACTTTAGCTCATGGCCGAGAGGGAGGGCCATAATCGGACGCCCTTCTTTGGCAAGCTTAGCCGTTGCGTTCGCTACATCCTCGCTTGCTCGAGAGGCGGCCGCGCCAGAATTAAACGGTCCTTGTAGAACCGCCGGGGGAATACCGCCGGACTGAAACGCTTTCGCTCCATATCGAGCCGACGCAATTGCAAGGCCGATAATATCTTTGTTTGTTACAATCGGACCGCGAAAATCAATCTGGTTTGATTTAATCATAAACGTTAAATCTATTATCTCGCTCGCCTGATAGGTCGCAGATTTTAGCCGATATTGTTTACTTGGAAACCCATCGACTAACGTTTCTTGAACTGTCATATCCGCCGGGTCGAGAGGAACGAGATCGGTAATCTCTCCGTTGCCATTTTTAACAATCAAAGTCGCTGAGCGTCCGCCGGTTAAAACTTGCTCGAACGAATACTTCCGCCAGTCGTAAGAACTCAAACCCGGATTAACAGCTCGATCGATCCATCCGCCGATACCTGACGTAACTCGCTCGTTTCCTTGATAGACCTCGAGCGGCAACCCGGCTAACGTTCCGGATATAAAGTTTACGGCCGACCAGATAGCCGGAACGCCGAGAGCCGCTTCGATATTTACAGTTATCCCGGCGGAGCTCGCATAAGTATTAAAACCCATGAGCTGAAAAAAGTTATCGGATGAAACCGGGATATCTGGGTTCTCGATCGAGCGAGCCTCAGCTTTTTTAAATACGTCAAAAACGCCCATTACTTTTTTCCTTTACGCCGAGAGTTTGAAATCTGGATCGTCCCAAGGACTAACGCTCGGTTGAGTTTCCTCTTGCGCCATTGCTCCGAGCGCCATTGCAAGCGCCACTAAGCCGTCGATCTTCGAGTAAGATTTAGATTTATTAAGTTTCCTATTTCCGGCCGGGTCGCTTTGAATAACAGCTCCGGCGGCGCACATATTCATGACCGGGTGCGAACCGTGACAAAGTTTTTTCTCCGCGACCAGTTGCTCGATTTTATCAACGGCCGGGGCCATATCTTTGAAACCTTGTCCGAAAGATTTCATCGGGACCACCGCGCCGATCTTATCGAGCTCGCGTTGAAAGTCGTTTATTCTCCACCGGTCATAAGCCAAATGTACGAGATCGTATTTCTCAGCAATCTCCGCGACCGTTTGAGCAATAACCTCCGGGATAATTACCGGCCCGGGGATTGTTAATAAATGACCTTGCTCCGCCCAGAGATCCCAAGGGATTTTAGCCTCTCGAGATCGGTCTCTTAATCCATCCTCCGGGAGCCAGAGATAAGGGACAATGTGAAACTTATCATCCTTCGGAAAGACCAAAACGAGCGCCGTCAAATCTCGGCTTTGCGAAAGATCGAGCCCGGCGAAGCAAGTGTCTCCCGGGAGAACATCCGGCTTAGCTGCGTTTTGCTCCCACTCGGCCCGGCTTAAAAATGGCGATTGCGCTTCGATGCGTTGGTTTAAATAAAGCCACCGAAAAGAATTAGCCTTTGCCGGAAGCCGGTCGGCTTGAACTGCAAAGTCCTCGAGATCTGTCATCGACCGAAATTTCCCGATTGCCGGATTTGCTTTTCGCCATGCCGACCGGTCCATAATCTCGCAATCTTTGGGAGCGCTGTAGAGATGCGAGACTATTCGAGGATCATCGGCGTTTGCTGCATCGTCGAGCCATATCGAAAATAAATCGCCGTCGGTTGCGGCTTGCGTTGAAATTGCAATCAACAAAGGATTTTCGTGAGCGCCTTGAGCTGTCTCGATCGCCTCGATAAATGGATCGACCGGTCCGCGAACCTGACCGACTTCATCGAGGATAGCGAGAGACATACTCAAGCCGTGAGCTGTCCCGGCTTCGGCCGAGATCGCTTTATATTCTACATTCATCAATAGACCGATCAGCATTTTTTGAGACGGTACTATTCGAACAAGCTTCATGAGCTCGTCATTTAGCCGGACCATTTTCTCCGCGAGCTTAAACACAAGAGAGGCTTGATCCCGGGAACGAGCTCCCGAAATTATTTGAGAATTCTGTTTTGCCTCCGGGCCAACTAAGTGAGCGAGAACGAGCGACGCTATGAGCGCTGACTTTCCGTTCTTTCTAGCGACCGATAAGTAAGCTCGAGAAGTCCCGGCTTTGTTGTCGTAAACTTCTTTAATAAATTTTTTCTGAAATGGTAGTAGCTTGATCGGTTGGCCGACGTATTTTCCCTCCGGCGCTACACAGTAACGCTCGATAAATTTTATTATCTTTTCGCTTCGCTTCAATTAGGTCTCGCTAATAAATCATCCTCGAGCGGATTATTTGCCTCATAGCCTTTTAAAATTTTTGTATTCCGCCCGGCCTCTCGAGGCTCAGCTTTCGCACGCGCATGAACGCCGAGGCTTCGACGCAATGAAAGCAAATCACCAGTTAAACTTTTAACAACTCGAGCCCTCGGATTTTCGACCGTCGTTCCGTTGGATGGTCGGGTCGTAATGTATCCCTCAGCTCTCAGCTCTCTTTGATTTTCTTCGAGGTCGCGCATTGTCCGGGCCATCATTGCCGCAATCTCTAATTGGTGATCGGTCCATTCGCTCCGAGCAAACTCTTCGATTACCGCTTTAAAAAAAGGGAGGTCGTGGTCCTCGAGGGGAACCGTTGCCGGAGCTCGGATTTCTCCTAGTGCTTTTCGCGCCGCCTCGATTTGCGCTTCTTTACTTGTGACTTTTGTCTTTCTCATATTTTTTTTATCTTTTTTGTATTTGCAAAAAACGAAAACAGATCGGAAG